TGGGATTTTTAATCGTGAAGCTGCAAAGAATATTGTAAAAGCAAACGGTCGTCGTAATCCAGATCATGAGTTTGGCACTAATCCGTGTTCCGAAATTATTCTTAGACCATACCAATTCTGTAATTTGGCAGAAATTATTGTAAGAGCAGAGGATACACAGGAAGAATTATTGCGTAAGATACGAATTGCTTCCATTCTTGGTACATTTCAATCCACGTTAACACATTTTCCCTATTTACGTAAGATTTGGCGAGATAATACTGAACAAGAAAGATTACTCGGTGTATCAATGACAGGTATTCTTGATAATAGTCTATTAAACAATCCATCTGATCCAACATTACCAGCAAGATTAGAAGAATTGAAGGCAAGAAGCATAGTTATAAACGCCGAATATGCTGATATCCTCGGTATTCCTGTCTCCGCTGCTATTACTGCAATTAAACCGTCCGGTACTGTGTCACAACTTACAGATACAGCCAGTGGAATTCATCCAAGGCACGCAGAATATTACTATCGTCGCATTCGTGGTGACATTAAAGACCCACTAACAAAGGCTATGATAGATGCAGGCGTGCCATCAGAGCCCGATGTTATGAAACCGGGCAGCACTATGGTATTCACCTTCCCAAAGAAGGCACCTTCCGGAGCAATTCTCCGTTCACAGCTTGATGCTATTAGTCACCTCCATTTGTGGCTTGTATATCAACATCATTATTGCGAACATAAGCCATCCGTCACAATTTCTGTAAATGAAAAAGAATGGCCGGCAGTCGGCGCATTTGTTTGGGATCATTTTGATGAAATGTCGGGTGTATCCTTCCTACCTTACGATGGTGGCAACTACAAACAAGCACCATACGAGGATTGTACTAAAGAAGAATATGAACAATTGCTAGCTAAGATGCCATCCTCCATTGATTGGGACGGTATTATTGAAATGGAAGATAATGTCGAAGGTTCACAGATGTTGGCTTGTACAGCAGGTGGTTGTGAGATTTAGATCGCGGATTTTGTAACATGAGTCTACAATTACATGAAACAATAAAGGAACAACAATGTTAAAAATGCATAAACAGGATATACCATACATTGGTATCTTTAAAACAGCAGCAGGTGAGGAATTTATTGGTAAGGTTCTTGAGGAAACAATGATGTCTTACTCAGTAAAGAATCCACTTTGTATGGTAGCAACTCAAAATGGATTTCAATTTGCTCCGTTTATTATGATGGCTGATCCCGAACAGGCAATTAGCGTTCCAAAGCCTATTATTACAGCAATTCCTGCACCAAAATTGCAGGAACAATATGAACAGGCAATTTCACCAATTCAATTATTGAAGAAATAATGACATTCAAGGCAATTTGTAGAACAGGGGATATTGTAACAGGGGTTTGTTTCAATCACCGTAAACCAAGGGGCTTTTCGGGCACCTGGGATCCACATGCGGGAAACGTTGAGGCAAATTCATTACAGATTATTCGGGAAGGTGATCTCGGATCTACAAACTGCGGACATAAATTTAAAGCCAATGGTGGCTCTGATAACGTGATAGCAAACGGACTGAAATTGCAGAGAGTTGGAGATACGGTCACAGTAATCGGTCGCGGAAATGGCGTTTCAATTACTGGATCTGATAATACAATATCATACTAAACACAACACAAAGGAAATACATGAATAAATCTGGAAAGACACCATACGAAATTAGATTAGAACTTTTGCAACTTGCCCAAGTAATCCTTAACGAAAAACACAAGGCTGCCGTTGTCGGAAATAATGGAAGTAAGCAAACTACATTTCCAACAACGGAAGAAGTAATTGCTGAAGCCGAAAAATTGAACGGATTCATCTCCAAGGCAAATCAATCACATTGATCTTGACAGATTGATAGATTATGTGTAATATACTTGCATGATCAAACATTTACTAAATAAAATATCAGCTTGGATGGATTACAATCCACCAGGCGCCCTATCATCAAAGGGTTGGCGCCTCTTTAATAAAGAATATAAGGAGGACGCCCCGGTTCGTTATTGGTTCACGCACACTTTTCGTTATGCAATGATATTACCTATTAAATGGAAATACGAAAAAATAACAGATTGGGTTAGATATAGAACTACACATCGTTATCATGTTGTAAAGACAGGATTACTACCCGGCTGGAATGATGTTGATACTAAGATGTTACATGTCACCTTTAACATGCTCAAAGAATTTGTTGAAGTTGAACAAGCGTGGCACCATTATATGTGGTCAGATGAGCGCAAAGAAAATGAAACATGGTGTGAAAGACATATGCCTCTCTACCGTGTTTTCTTCCCGTTTAGACGCCCAGATCTTGGAATACAGCACCTCGAATGGGCTGCAACCTTAGACGACCCTTCATTACCACCTCATGAACGTTGCGATCACCAAGCGGTAGCCGCACGAGAAATCATGGCTCTCTACGATTGGTGGGTAAATAAACGTCCTGCAAGAAAAGACCTTGATGCACCGCCATATGACCATCAGGGACTTGATATCTTAGCATCTTTGGATGAGGATTTTGATAAAGATGCACCAGATTATCAAGCCCACCATGAAGCCATGGAGGCGCAGACTAAACTTGAGGAAGAATGGAGACAAGAGGATGACGAAATGTTTATTCGCCTAGTCAAAATCAGACATAACCTGTGGACTTAGAAAAAAGAGATCTCGCCGAAGAAATGTCGAATGATAGAATAGTCATTGAATATTTGCGAGATCGTGATATTGCAGTAGAATTTTATTCCGCCCTTTGTAATGTAGATTGGTATCCGAAGAAGCCACCACTCCCCGATGATGAACTCATAGTCTGGAAACTAAAGGGAGAAGAAGAGCCATATTGGTCTTGTTCTTGGCGCTTTGCTGGTGGATGTATTTCGGATATACGTAATAAATATCATAATACCAATGAGAACTACATGGATTTTTATTGCTCTGGAAATGAAGGAGTGGTATCGGATTTAGTTAAAGAATGTTTTGATAGAATGGGTTGGATACCGAAAAATTACTTAAATGAATAAACATAGTAGGATAAAATATGAAAACAATGAGAAAAGTAGAAGGCAGTAGTTCCATAGCCTCGTATGAATACGATGATGAAACATTGGTTCTTACAGTTGAATTCAAATCCAAGACAAAATACAATTACTATGATGTAAATTCATCACTGATAGTTAACTTTGACGGTGCTGAATCAAAAGGAAAATTCTTTGCCGCTAATATTAAAGATAAATTCCATGTCGAGATAGTAGAAGAAAGTATATATAAGGATGGTATTACCAATCCCCCAAACGCCGTGTGCCCCTTTCCTACTTCCGAGAAGCCGTGATCAAATGTGTAATTGGAGTTACTGCCGGTAGCTTCGACCTCACCCATGCCGGTCATTTTCTAATGTTTGAAGAATGCAAGGGACAATGCGACTATTTCATTGTCTTCTTGCAAACAAATCCACATATTGATCGCCCGGAGAAGAATATTCCCGTTCAAAGTACACACGAACGCTATTTGCAGGTCAGAGCCTGCAAGTATGTAGACGAGGTGGTGGTATATGAAACCGAACAAGACTTGTATAATCTTTTGTGTTCTGTTAAATTTGACAAGAGATTTATAGGTGCTGACTGGGAAGGTAAGGAATTTACTGGTTGGAATATTCCGGGGATGGAGAATAAGGTTGTCTTCAATTCTAGAAATCATGGATTCTCAACATCGAATTTAAGAAAACGGGTTTTCGAAGCCGAAAAGGAAAAATATGAACACACCACAGAAACCAAAAGACATACCTGATCCTGTATCTGTACCAGATGAGGAACAATTTGAGGAATTTCTTGAATGGACTCTTGCAGAGGAAGAGGAATTACTGCGGATTCTAAATGATCCAGAAAACGACGGTATGGATGGGGCAACATCGTGATAGAAATAATTAAATTTATTGTCTGGGCAATAAAGAAAATGTCAAGGGCAGACAAAATAATCTATTTAACTCTTCTATGGATGGGTATTTGCTTAGTTAATTTGTTTATTATTGGTATGAAAGCAATTCTTATATTCCTCTGCGGCTTTGTGATAATTGGTCTTTTATACTGTATATTATCCCTATATAATGCAATATCGGACTCGTGGAAAAGATATAAGTTTGAGAGAGAAACCGAAGCCCAACTAATTGTAGAAAGACTGAGGTGGCGAGCATGAGATTAGTTCAATTCGCAAAATGGTGTTGGGATAAAGGCGACGGATTTTCCCGCACTATTGTATGTTCTATCTTGTTCTGTGTTATTCCCTCCCTTATAGCTTCAATTTGGGTTGGTAAAATGGCAATACTATTAATTTCTGTTTGGTTTGGAGTGATATTAGCCGGATGGGTACTATATGGAATATTCTACTTTCTTAGAAATATATGGAATAATTTTAATGATGAAAATCCGACCGAAGACGTTGCTATTATGCGTAAACTAAAGGGTATTCCTACACCGTCGAGGAAAGAAGTCTACCCCGATTATGATTGATAGCTTGACCTAAAACATGCCTCTATGTTATATTAGAGGCTAAATACATACGCAGAGACAGACTTCTGCAGTCAAATAATTATTTGGGAGCCAAATATGACAAAACGCTATAAAGTAGCAGTCCTCATTGGACGCTTTGAACCTTTCCACAACGGCCACCTGGCAAATACACTTCAGGCAATCGATCTTGCTGAGAAAGTTATTATCCTAGTAGGTAGTGCTTTCCAACCACGCACACCTAAGAATCCATTTACCTATGCAGAACGCAAGGAAATGATCAACAACGCGATTATGATTGAACGCAATCGTGCAAATATCGCAATTTACCCACTTCCAGATTTCAAATACAGTAATAATAGCTGGATTGCCAATGTACAAAGTTCAGTGGCTAAAGAAAATCCAACTATAGCAGATCAGGACATCTGTATTCTTGGATATGATAAGGATGAATCTAGCTGGTATAATCATGCATTTCCCGAATGGGCTTTTGTCTCATTAAAGGGTTTTGTTGAATTCGGATCTAATCCAATTGATGCTACCAAGGTGCGTGAACTCTTCTTTGAAGGCCATACAGATTATATTCGTGGAGCAGTTCCGTCTATAATCTTTGAATACTTGACAGCGTTCAGGAAAACTCCCATTTATAGAGAGATGGTTGAAGAATACGATTTCTATAAGAATTACTATAAGGCATGGGCATCTGCACCGTTTGTTCCAGTATTTCAAACAACCGATGCTGTCGTAATTCAAGGTGGACACATACTTCTTATTCAGCGAGGATATAGTCCCGGAAAGGGATTGTGGGCTCTTCCGGGCGGCTTCATTAATCCCAAAGAGAGATTGCTAGACTGTATGATCCGCGAATTGGTTGAGGAAACAAAGATCAAGGTTCCGGAAATTGTTCTTCGTAAGGGTATTACCTATAACGAAGTATTTGATCATCCAGATCGTGATTTGCGTGGTCGCACTATTACCTCGGCATACTTGATTGAACTGGACGGTGGCAACGGTGAATTGCCGCGTGTAAAAGGTTCTGATGATGCAAAGAAGGCAAAATGGTTCAAACTGTCAGAAGTTGAAGAAATGGGTGAAGTGATGTACGGTGATCATGCACACATTATTAAGACAATGGTAGCGAGAGCAAAGAAATGAGCTTTTATGTCAAGATTAAAAGATTAAATGGTCTTAATGATCATACTATTCTTGGATCTTGGTTAAATCAGAGCGGTGTTGGAGAAGTTGATTATCATCAAGGTGGATGGTCAGACCAGATGCTATATAATCTTTATCCACATTTGAAATTTGAGAGAGAAGATGACGCTATAGCGTATGTGTTGGCACACGGTGGTGAAATTACTAGATCAATCCCGGAAATGATTCCGGAAGTAAGGTAGGAAGTCCCGACATGGAGTTGGGCAAATTTAACGATAAGGAGATTATCATTATGAAATTCGCAAAAAATATAGTTTTGAATTCGGACAGTTACAAATACAGCCAGTGGATTCAATATCCAGAGGGTACTGAATATGTATATTCCTACATTGAATCACGTGGCGGAAAATACGACAAGCTCGTATTTTTTGGAATGCAAGCATTCATTCGTGAATATTTAACTACACCGGTAACAGCCAAAATGGTGCTGCAGGCCCGCGATATTATGCAGGTTCACGGTGAGCCCTTCAATTACGAAGGTTGGATGTATATTGTCAATATACATGGCGGCGTCCTACCAGTCGAAATCAAATCAGTCGACGAGGGTAGTGTTATGTACCTGAAAAACGTGCTGGTCTCGATTGTGAATACTGATCCAAAGTGCTTCTGGCTTACCAGTTTTCTGGAAACTGCATTGCTTCGTGCTATTTGGTACCCAACTACTGTTGCAAGTAATAGCTATCACAGCAAAGAAATTATCCTTCGTGCCCTTGAACGCACCGGTGATCCAAGTTTAATTGACTTCAAGCTTCATGATTTTGGTGCTCGTGGTGTGTCAAGTTTCGAAAGTGCTGGATTGGGCGGCATGGCTCACCTTATTAACTTCATGGGAACTGATACCGTGTCGGGAATTATGGCAGCAATGGAATATTACGATGCACCGGTATGTGGTTTTAGTATTCCTGCCATGGAACACAGCACCGTTACCAGTTGGGGTCGCGAAAACGAAGCAGCGGCATATCGTAACATGCTGCGTCACTATGGTAAGCAGGGTGCGCTTGTTGCATTTGTAAGTGACAGCTATGACATCTTCAATGCGTGTGACAAGATTTGGGGTCAGGAACTGAAGCAAGAAGTCATTGATAGTGGTGCAGTCGTGATAATTCGTCCTGATTCGGGCGACCCGACCTCAGTTGTTAATCAATGTTTGAAGATTCTTGACAAATACTTCGGTCATACCGTTAATGCTAAGGGATTTAGAGTTCTTAACAATGTTCGTGTTATCCAAGGTGATGGCATTGACCATGTATCAATTAATAGCATTCTAACTGTAATGGAAATGAATGGTTATAGTGCAGATAACGTAGCATTTGGCCAGGGTGGCGCATTGCTCCAACAGATCAATCGTGATACATTGGAGTTTGCTATGAAATGTTCCGCAGCGATGATTAAGGGCAAATGGGTTGATGTATATAAGGATCCTATTACATCTTCTATGAAGAAGAGTAAGCGTGGTCGCCTAATGTTGGTGGAAGAAGATGGCAAATTTGTTACCAAACCACTAGAATATGGTCAATACATCCAGGACTTGCTAAAGACTCGTTATGTTGATGGCAGAATTTGCAACATAACTAACTTCGACCAGGTTCGTGCCAGAGCCAAGGAGCTCGTGCGCTAAATAGCAGCTCATATAAAGGGCGGCACATGATAAAAGTGGCAATTTTTGGTGGTGGACAAATTGGAAGAGCGATATATGTTATGCTTCCGGGATTGTTTCCTAATGCTCAATCTGGATTACATTTTATTGTAGATTCAAATATTGAAAATATCTTTCATGATGCGAGTAATCATGTACTAATGAATCTGCAAATAGCATCTTTGGAAGATATTTCAAAGATATTAGTAGATAGGGGGGTCACGCATGTAATTAATGCGATGCCCTTCAGTTTTAATGAAAAGGTGGCGTCTGCAGCCGCCGCTGCGAACTGCTCTTATATCGACTTTACTGAAGATGATATAATGGCGGATAAAGTTCAGAGAATATTCAAAGATACTACCTTAGATTGTGCCGTAAAGTGTGGTCTAGCACCGGGTTTTATCAACTATATTGGTTATAATCTAGTTGACAAAATTGATACACCCGACACACTAATGATTAGTGTTGGTGCATTGCCTAAGAATGTTTCCTATGATGTAAATCATCCAGAACAATCATATAACACATCGTGGAGTGTGGATGGACTGGTAAATGAATATATCCGTCCTTGCAGAATTAGACGCAACGGAGAATTAATGGAAGTTCCGGCAGTTGGAAGCATAATCAAGGTTGTCCTAGACGGAATCGAGTATGAAGCAGCTCACACTTCGGGCGGTGTAGGTAATCTTGCCCGTGACCTTGTGAATGTTCCCAATGTTTCTTATATGACTCTGCGTTATCCGGGGCATTATAAGTATATTCGATCTGTGTTGCAGGAAACACATGACAATTTCAAGAAAATTAAGAAGATTTTTGAAAATACCTTCCCATTCAATGATGATGATGTGATTGTTGTATATGCTACAGCAACAGGAAAGAATAAAAGTGGTCAGCTTGTCCGTAAGACTTATTCTAATAGATTTTATGGAGTGGATGGACTTAGTGGCATTCAATCGACCACTGCCGCTGCTGGAGTTGCTATGTTAGAATTGATGATAGGCGGAAAAGTTAAAGGAATCATCAATCAGACTGATGTACCATTCAGTGACTTCATCTCTACAAAGTCCTTTGTAAAATA